CTGAAACTGCTCTGCGGCCCCTTCCTTGAGTCCCTCAGGGAGCATACCTACGCCCTTCTCTGCACCAAACATAACCATTTCAGAGGCAGAGTCAAAAACCATCCTAAGCGGCGTAGTGACCGTCTGAACGAGAACAGAGGGAAGGTTAGTGGACTGACGGTACTGCTCCTTTAGTACCTCAGGATCGCTCATGGCGGCTGTAATCCCAGCCATAGTTCCTGCCTGTTGGCTCTGGCCCATACGCTGAAACGTCTGCGCCTGTCGCTCAATAGCTCTCTCGTAAGGCTCAGAGAAAAACCTATTCCACAGGGAGGATTCCTCTGTCTCTACGTCAGAGTTGTATACGTCTACTGCGTCACTCTCAAATGCCCGTTGAAACGCTGATTCATCATCAATCACCATTTCTTTCTTCTGTTCTTCAGACACCAGAGGTTTGCCTTGGGCGGGTGTGCCAAAGGCCCTATCAAATGCTTCCATATCTTCAGCAAGAGACATTCTTAGGCTCCTATCTTAACAAACTTACCGTCCACTAGCTTGTATCTAGTTCCGTTAGGCCCGTCAGGTGCGTAAAACACCGCACCCGTCTCAGGGTCTTTGTGGTAACCTACAGCTTTGTACTCAGGCTTATCCCACTCAATAGCGTCAGCAGGAGCAATACCAGAGGCCAGCTTCTGTACATTCAACAGGTGCTTTTTGATAGCCTCTAGTGCTTTGTTCTGAGCGTCTCCTGACATACCTGTGTAAATAGCATCAATGGTAGACTGCAGGGACATAAATTCAATGTTAGAAATCTGTCCTAGTCCTGTACCAGAGGCTCCCGATTCAGCCGCCAAGCGCTTCATCTCGTTGATCTGGTCAAAGCCAAGCCTAGCCCTGATAGACAGAAGTTCTTTTTCTCTGTCGTATGCAGGAGTTCCGGGGACTGCTGAAGTTACTCCCCCGATAAAACCTGTCTCCGTAAAGCCGGGGTCCATCAACTCATCAATGTCTTGGATAAAACTAGTGGTCTGCGCGATGAGGTTCAAAGCTGCATCACGGTCACCCTCGCCCTTACCGGGAGGCGGTATGACGCTGATTTGCTCACCAGTTTGATCGTCAAGCACAACAATAGAGTCATCGTCGCGGGTTACGGTCTTGATGCCTTTCTTGGGTCCAGCCTCAGGCTTAAACCCACGTTCAGCAATAATCGCTCCTGTCTCTGGGTCTACTAAAGCAGCGCCAGCAGATAGAGTAACTGGTTCTTTTTTACCGCCAGAACCTGCCTTATAAGCCTCCATAATCTGCGCTTGTGTTCCACCTTGGGCTAAAACCGACCGCACCCCAGCCTGTAAATCTGCCAGAGGTACACCACGAGCAGCAGCTTGGGTAATAGCCATAAGACCACCCTGTACTCCTCTCTGCTGTCCTGCAGTTTCCGTTGCAGTAGCCGTCTTAGCCGCATCAAAGAACAACTTAGCCATCTCGTTGTTGCCCTCTGAGGCGTACTTCTGGCCCAAAGCATTTAGCTGTGCAGGGCTGTTAGCGTTTTGCTGAAGCAACTTCTGTACTTCTTGGGCAGTAGCCTCACGCTCCTTACGCTCTCGTCTGCTTCCAACTGTTTTAGCAGCTCCAGAAAACAGACCACCTAGGCCCTGCCCAAGTTGCTGAAACCCAGAAGCTATCTGCTGTCCTTGGGCCTGACCAGACCTAGCAAGCATACCGCCAATGTCGTATCCTCTAATAGCCATTGCTGTTTCCTCTGTTATTAACCAAATAGCACATCAAAAATGTCAGTACCCGCGCCCATCAAACCGCTTAATAACCCACCAGCACCACCAAACATTGAACTGTACAGGCTACCCAACGCCGCCTGTTGTCCTACTTCACCAGACAGGTTAGCCAAGGCCGTTTCAAGATCAAACTCACCCTGTTGCCTACGTGCTACGTCAGCCATACCTGCTACGTTGAGGGCAGGACTCATGGCAGACAACAGTGCCGCCTGAGGTGCGTAGCTCTGCTGTAGGTACTTACTACCCAGATCTGCCTGCTGTAACTGCTCAGCCTGCGCCTGTTGCATCGCTGAAAGCATCGCTGTGTTCTGTGCTTCTGCTTGAGCCTTAGCCATAGCTAACTGCTCTGGTGTACCGCCGTACTGACTAGTGGTTACTCCACCTCGTCCTTGAGAAAACAAACGCTCTTCCAAAGCAGTACGCTGACGTTGTTGCTCCGGTAGCTGCGCTGCTAACATACGCTTATATATGTCAGTCTCGCGTTGTGCCGTGGGCTGTGCTGCTTGAGTAAAGAAATCACCAGCACCCCCGAACAACTGCTGTTGCATTGCTTGCTGTTGTGGAGAAAGGGTATAAGTAGTTCCACCGCCAGCCGTGGTTGTTACTCGACTTCCTGAAGGGCCTGTGACAGTAAACGGTTGAAACGTAATGTCAGGGGCTGTTATCTGAGTAAGAGGAGTAGTGTACAGACTTTTAATTTCAGTCGGTATCTCATCGTATAAATCACGACCCAAGCCGCCTAAAAGATCACTTAACCAACTCATTAGTAAGTACCTCCATTAATAGTAACAGTGTCGCTATTGTCAAGAATCATGGTGACATTTCCTGTTACAGTTAAAGCAGGAACCGTTACTGTCCCTGTAAACGTGGGTGAAGCAGTGTTTGATTTAGTTGCAATTGCTGTTGCAATGGCGTCAAACTCTGTGTTAAATTCAGTGCCTTGAATAATCTTGCCAGCATCTCCAGAAGGCAAACTATCCTTAGCAGCAAAGTTAGTTGTCTTTGTATAGTTGCTCATAATGTTTTACCCATAAGTGCTAATACGTTGATTTCTTGGAGAGATAAAGCAAAACCATTTATTTCTGACTCAAGACCAATAGTAATTACCGAACCACCGCCTGTGGCATTTACAGGAGGCCTAGTTGTTGTGGCTCCTCCAGTGAACTCAGCAACAGTGTACTCTGAAGCTGGCTCGTTAAAGTAGTAAGGAGTCTGATTACCTACCGTAAACTCCTGTGTGCTATACGTTGTACCAAAGTCATACGCCCACTTAACAAACACTGTAGCACTATTAGCGCCTACCAGCGTAGGGCGTAACTTCTTGAGGAACTTAACCTTCGACGGATCACCAAAGGTCAATCCGGGGCTATAGTACCTGAAGCGGTAACTAGAGGGAGTAATGGTCCCTGAGTTGTTATACTCATCGGTGTACCCTGAGTACTCACCTACGCCATCGTCAGTCCCTACTAAAAGCGTACCGTCGTTCTTTCTCTCGTAGGACTTAAAAGGAGCAGAGGTCCAACGTGTGACCCTGTATGCACCGTTCTCTAGTCTACCCTTGAGATCAAAGCAGTATGTGGTTTGTGTGTCTGGGAACGTAATCAAGTAGAACGAGTTCTCAGGACTGTACACAGATGCCGTAGGAGCAGTCCGTGCTTCAATCAGAGCAATTAGTTCAGTCTTTACGTTTAGACTCAGGTCAGACAGAGGCATAGACTTTTCTTGTATTGTCCTGCCAAAACTTCTGAGTCCTGAGTTAGACATAAACAGAACATCAGTACCGATGCCCTGAACAGAGTTTCTACAGATGCACCCAACGCCAGATACGGTATCCGTTAGTGCCATCATAGCAGGACTAAAGGCGTTACCATACACGAGGATGCTGTGCTTGCCTAAAATAATTAGGCTGTTGTTGTGAGCAACTAATGCCCGTATTTCGTCGTACCCATCAGGCCAAGCCTTAGATACATCTATAGAACCGCTGGAACCACCAGTAAAGTCAGTACCAATCAACAGGTCTGACCAATAGATAGTCTGGGTGTCTGCTGAGTTGTCTACGATCCACAGTCTGCCATAAGCTGCACAAACCTCGTGGCAGAAAAAGTTAGTGTTAGTCGTAGTACCCGTAGCAACACCAAAAGTCCTAAGTCCTGTTGCGTTGTCGTACACAAGAGGCTCGTGACCGCGTTGGAAAAAGTAAGCCTTATCGTTAAAGTTTACAATCTTCCAGTTGTCTGCAGTAATCGTGTATGAACCCGGAGTAATGTCCGTCAGGGTATCATTAGGATTAGTAGTTTGCGTAGTTTTAAATATCTTGTTGTTGCCTGTAACAAAGATTTCCTCGTTACCTGCGTCATCGTAAAAGTGATGAACCTTGACAGCGTAATCAGACCCCAGAGGCGTGTTTACAGCAGTCAACAGGTCTACACCCTTACGTGCAGCAATGCGCCCACGCTTGTCAATCACAGCGTTGTCAGCAACGTCTGCAAACTGGTGATCCTGTGCAAGCGGAGAGTCTTCTGTGTTGACTCCTTTAAAACCCGGAGCAACTAGATTAATGCTTTTTAGTGGCTGTGCCATGCACTAGTCTCCTTAGGGAGTGTACCAAATAACTTCTTCGGGGTGCTTCTGTGCGTCCAGAGCAATCGCGTCAGACATATACTTATCAGCAATAGCAAAGTACTCTGCCGTTGATGTACCGCCTGTTTCTCCCCGCTCACGAGCCAGCAGAGCTACTGCCATGTGGATTACTGGTTGAGCAGGAATAAACAAAGCATCACTGTCAGAACTTAGGTCATCGTTTCTAAGCACACAGTTAAACCGTATGTTGTAAACACCGTCAGGCTTTGGGTAGATGTCAACTTGAGTATCACCGCTAGAGTCAACACCGTTGTACGTGTAGTACTCAGGAGCGCCTGATACGGGGTCTTGGTTCAAGTACTTATCGGTAAACCAGTGTTGTGTCTGATACTGCATAAACTTGTTTGAGGTGTCGTTGACAACATCAAGTACCTTAATCTTATTCTGCGAACCCGTGAGTACGTAATTAAAGATGTCAGCAGTTGTAGTAGCTGTAAGGGTAGTTCTAAGTGCTGACCAATCCCAAGCGTCTTCCACGATTTTCTTAGCGTCATTAACAAAGTCCCCAGCCATCTTGCTGTACGTGTTAGATGCTACGCTAGTTACCTCGTCTTCTCTGAGGCGTCTAAGTACGTTGTTTACTAAATTTAAATATGTCATACGTTTCTACCGCCTGTAGAATTAGTAAAGACTCCAGCTAAGAAGTCAGTAATCGGGAACTCTGATCTTTGGAGAAGCTGTGGATCACCAGCAATGTCAAAACGCAAATCAACGGGCTGGCCTGTTAGCATACCACCACGACCACCAGAGAATCCACCGCCAGAACTACCGCCGCCATCAGTAGTCGTGTCAACATCAGTACAACACTCATCCCATACCTCACCAGCCTCTCCCTCAGGCCTCGGGGAGTCACACTCAACTAGAGTACAGTCTGTTTCACCACCACCATCAGTAGTTGTGTCAACATCAGTACAGCACTTGTCCCACAGAACTCCCTGCTCACCTTCAGGCCTAGGAGCCTCGCACTCCACTAGAGTACAGTCAGCGTCACCATCACCGTCAGTGCCGTTAGTCACCGTTGTACCTTCTGGGCATTTCCCGTCTTCGTAGTCTTCTGGTAAAGTACCATCAGCACACTCACTACAGTCACTTTCTACAGTAGCGCCGTTGTCACACTCTATAGGGCCATCGGTGTAGACCAGCGGGTTACTGCAGTCTCCCTCTACGTGTTCGTCGGGTGTCTTTCCGTCTGGACACTGGGTACAGTCGGGATAGTTTGTAGCGCCGTTTGCACACTGGTCTACAGGAGTATCAGGCGCAACACAGTCACCAGCATCGTTATAGACTTCCCCGTTGTCGCCACAAGGCTCACCTGAATAAGTCACAGGGTTACGGCAGTCTCCGTCTACGTGCCAATCAGGAATAGTTTTGTTACCGGGACACTGATTACACTCTGACTCTACTGTAGCACCGTTGTCGCACTCTGTTGGCGCTATTGGCGTACAGTTTTCTGCTTTGTACCATCTACCGTTTCCGTACTCCTCAGTTCCCTCAGGACACGGGGCGTAGCCTTGGTCAAAACAGTAATTCTTGTCGTTCTGTGTCTGTGGAGGTTTTTCACCGTTACAGAGTTCATCGTCAGCCGTCCCGTCATTAGTGTCGTCTGACCCATCACTAAGTAGTCCTTGGTTACAGTCGTTGTCTATGTGATCTGAGATTAAACTACCGTCTTGGGGGCAATTAGTGTCTCGACACGCGGCGTCCCACTCGGCTTGCGCTTTTCTCCAGTCAATACTAGGATTATATCCCGGTCTAGGGCTGTTACAGTCAGGGCCAGTGCCGTCATCAGTACCGTCATCTGTACCACCGTCAGTACCGTCATCAGTACCGTCATCAGTACCGCCATCAGTGCCGTCAGGTACAACACACTCTCCTTCGGAATTGTACGTTCCTTGTTCACCACCAGCGGCATTACAGGGAGCGCCCTCAGTGAAAGATACTTCGTCTTCACACTGCAGAGTCACTTCGTTGTAGTATTGACCCTCAGGACAGTTGTCCCCGCCAAGAGTTTCTACACACTCTTCAAACTCGTTTACTTCGTATCCTGCGATACACGGGCCACACTCTGTTCCTGTCGTTGCTCCCGCTACTTGCTGTCGGTTTACTGAGGAGCAGTCAAAGTCATCAGGATCATCAGTAGAGGTTCCATCGCCATCGTCGCTAGAACCGCTTGTTGTAACTGTGGTTCCTCCCTCTGTTGAATAAGTCCCTCCAGAAGAACCAGTGGCAGTGTTCATCCAATCGTAAAGTTTGTCTAACCAGCTATCCGGAATAGCGTCAAGGCCTCCGCTTATGGCATCCCAAAACGCACTAGATCCTGAAATTTCATCAAAGCCCATAGAAACAAAAGTTTCCCACGGTATGCCTCTTTGAACACTTCCATCGTAACCTATTAAACTTACGA